TTTTCTAACCCTGAACCCCCGTGCCTTCTGCCTTAATGAGCAGGGTACTGGCAAAACAGGTTCGGTTATATGGGCGGCTGATTACCTGATGAAGATTGGGCGAATCAAGCGGGTATTGGTTATCTGCCCCTTATCCATTATGGATTCAGCTTGGAGAGCAGACCTATTTAAGTTTGCCATGCACCGCCATGTGGACATAGCCTATGGTAGCCGTGAGAAGCGGGTACGAATTATTAACTCCGATGCCGAGTTTGTCATCATTAACTACGACGGTGTGGAGATTGTGCAGGAAGACATAGCCAACGGGGGCTTTGACCTGATTGTTATTGACGAAGCGAACGCATACAAGAACGCACAGACAACACGCTGGAAGACACTAAACCGAATCCTCAAGCCCGATACATGGCTGTGGATGTTGACGGGTACACCTGCCGCCCAGTCCCCCGTGGATGCCTACGGCTTGGCTAAACTAGTTAGCCCGAAGAATGTGCCTAAGTTTTACTCAGCTTTCAAAGACATGGTGATGTACAAGGTATCGCAGTTCCGTTGGGTGAACAGACCCAATGCCGAGAAGATCGTACACGAAGCCCTGCAACCCGCCATACGGTTCACCAAAGAAGAATGTTTAGACTTACCTGAACTAATCTACGTAACCCGTGAAGTCGAACTCACCCCACAACAAAAGAAATACTACGAGTTGCTACGCAAGCAGTTGGTGGTATCAGCAGTGGGCGAACAAATCACGGCGGTCAATGCGGCGGTAGGTATGAGCAAACTTCTACAAATATCCTGTGGGGCAGTGTATTCGGATTCGGGCGAGACCCTTGAGTTTGACATCAAGAACCGTTACAAGGTGATGCGGGAAGTGCTAGATGAAACCAAGCAGAAAGCCTTGATATTCGTACCGTTTAAGAACACCATTAAGATTCTTTCTGAGAAGCTACAAGCCGATGGGTTTACCACCGAGATCATCAACGGCGACGTGCCAGCACATAGGCGAGCCGAGATTTTCAAGAACTTCCAAGAAACATCTGACCCCCGTATCCTGATTATCCAACCGCAAGCGGCGGCTCATGGAGTCACTTTAACGGCGGCTGACACGGTTATTTGGTGGGGTCCGACCCCAAGCCTAGAAACATACGCTCAAGCTAATGCAAGGGCGCATAGGGCGGGACAGAGGCATCCCGTCACGGTAATACGATTACAGGGTTCAAATGCGGAGAAACACCTATATAAAATGCTTGACAACCGTATTGAAGATCACGTAAAGTTAGTTGAACTTTACAAGAATTTACTTGATTAAGTTAACGTTTGATAGTACAGTAGTAACACCGATAGCGAGAATAACACCAAGCCGTTATCGTTTTTAACAGGAGAGTACCATGAGTGACGAAGTAGAATCACAGGCCGCAGTGCCTTTAGAAAAACTTACCCGTGTCTACATCAAGATGCGGGATAAGAAGGCAGAACTAGAAGCAGAACTCGAAAACCAAGTAGGTAAATTAGAGAATGACATGGGGGCTGTGAAAGCAGCAATCCTCAACCACATGAAGTCATTGGGGGTCGAGAGTTTAAGAACCGATGCAGGAACTGTGTACCGCACCGTAAGGACTAAGTACACCACATCGGATTGGGAATCTATGGGCAAGTTTATTCTTGAACATGGTGTGCCTGAACTATTGGAGAAGCGAATTCAGCAGACCAATATGAGGGTATTTTTAGAGGAGAATCCAGACCTACTGCCGCCTGGACTTAACTCAAACATGGAGTATTCAGTAACAATAAAAAGGAGTAGAAATGGTGGATGAAGCGTTTGTCCCGATAGAAGATGTGGCTAAGCATTTTGCCGTGTCTGTATCGACAGTCCGTTCGTGGATTCGCCAAGACTTAATCCCTGCGTTAAAACTGGGCGGTGTATATCGTTTCAAGATTAACGAAGTGGAGCAAGCCTTGCGGAAACTCAATGGCGGAGAACTAGTACGAGAAGAAGCCGACGGTAGCCTAAAGGTGCAAGCACCTGCGGGATCAACCCAAATGGCTCTTAACTTTAACCCTGACGAAGATATTTAAGGAGAATTAGCATGAGTGAAATGACTCTATTTAAAGGTGGTTTACCATCATATTTACAAACCGCAACCGATGACGCAACCAATGCATTAGCTGGTGGTGAAAGCCTAGGCGCACGTCGCCTTAGCATCAAAGGTAGTGTGTTCCGTGAGTTTATCGGTGGCAAAGAGTACCGTGTATCGGAAGAACGTTCCATGAACGTTGTTATTATCAAAGCCGCACCAAAGGTTTCCCGTGTGTTTTACGCTGGTTCCTACGTTGAAGGCGAGACCGTATCCCCTGTGTGCTGGTCGTCTGATAGCCAACGCCCTGATGATAAGTCCAAGGAAAAGCAATCAGCCACTTGCTTAACTTGCCCACAAAACATCAAGGGTTCAGGTCAAGGCGATAGCCGTGCATGCCGCTATCAGCAACGCTTGGCAGTTGTGATTGATGGTGAGATTAACAAAGGCGAAGTGTATCAGCTAGTATTGCCACCAACATCCGTATTTGGTGATGGCGAGAAAGGTAAGTTACCTTTGCAAGCGTATGCTCGTCATCTTAAAAACTACAACACTCCGATTACTGGTGTTGTTACCGAGATGCGTTTTGATACAGCAAGCCCAACACCTAAGCTGATATTCAAGCCAGTGCGCCCTGTGACGGAAGAAGAATTCAACGAGATTCAAACCCTCAAGGATTCCCAAGAAGCGATTAGTGCGATCACAATGACCGTTGCACAGACTGATGGTGTGAAGGATAAGCCAGCAGTTAAGAATGCATTAGCCGCACCGAAAGTTGAAGCAGAAGCCATTGAAGAACCGAAGAAAGCTCCCCCTAAGAAAGCCGCAGTTACGGCAGAGCCTAAACTAGAAGACCTAGTTGGCGAATGGGATGATGCTTAAATAACGGTTTTGGGGGTAGTAAAAAGATGAGCGCTACCCCCACCTTCAAAGGTGGCTATGAACAATTTAGAATTTTTACAGCAAGTCCTCGGAGACGATGGATACTACTGCATAGTTGGGTTAAAGAAAGACTCGGACAAGCCTGTCCAAAAGTTTTTCCAGCGGCTCGAAGATGCGGTCAAAGTTGCTGAGAACCTGAAGAACGAGGGTTATAACGCTTACTATGCGTTAGCTACGTTCGAGGATGGGAAGTCACGGAAGACAGCAAACGTTAAACAACTTAGGTCGTTGTTTGTTGATCTTGACTGCGGCCCCAACAAGCCATACAAAACACAAGTAGAAGCCATTACTGGGTTAAAAGCGTTCTGTAAAGAAACCAAGATGCCAAGACCGACACTAGTAAATTCTGGTGGGGGTATACACGCATACTGGCCTTTGGTTGAACCCATATCTAGGGTAGAGTGGTTGCCTTTGGCTGAGAAGCTGAAGAAGATGTGTGACGATAATGACCTGTTTGCCGACCCTGTGGTTACTGCAGATTCGGTGCGAATCCTACGAGTTCCAGGAACTCTGAACTTTAAAGACGATATAGCTAGGGATGTAACGTTAATCGGTAGCTCATGTAGCTCATACGAGATAGACACACTAAAAGATGTTATTGGTGAACCCATATTAGTTAGACCATCCTATATCCCACGAGGAGAGATGGATGAAGTTACCAAGGCGATCCTAGGTAATTATACGAATCGGTTTAGAACTATCATGATGCGCACCAAAGATGGTGACGGATGTCAGCAACTGAAGTATATTTATGAGAACCAAGCAACCATGTCGGAACCGATGTGGAGAGCAGGACTATCTATTGCCAAATTTTGTGTTGATGCAGAAAAAGCGATTGAAAAGCTATCTGCAGGACACCCCGAATACAGCCCTGAATTTGCTGATCGCAAGGTACGCAACATCAAAGGTGGGCCATATACCTGCGCAAAGTTTGAAGAATTTAACCCAGGCGGGTGCGACGGATGCCCTAATAAAGGGGTGCTGAAGTCACCTATCGTGCTGGGTCGTGAAGTACAGGAAGCAACTGATGAAGACAATATAGTAGAAGACAGTCCGGCAGACGTGGATCAAGGGCACACACAGACGTACGTTATACCGAAATACCCTGAGCCGTATTTCCGCGGTAAGAATGGTGGCATATTCAAGCGCATCATTAAGGAAGAAGACAACGTAGAAGTAATGATTTACCACAACGATCTGTATGTAACACGTCGTTTATTGGACTCCGATGTCGGAGAAGCCGTAGTCGTTCGATTACACCTACCAAAAGACGGTGTTAAAGAATTCACAATACCGCTATCTGCGGTTACATCTAAAGACGAAATACGCAAATACATGTCATCACATGGCGTAGCGGTAGTAAAGACAGACGAGATTATGTCGTACGTAACAACTTGGGTAAACCACATGCAATATAGTTCTAAAGCGGACACTGCTCGTAGACAATTCGGCTGGACTGACGATAAGTGCGAAGCCTTTATTCTTGGGGATAAAGAGATTTGTGCAGACCGTGTAGACCATAACCCCCCATCTGCGGCTACTGCCCAGCTATTCTCGGCTTTTGGACACAAAGGTTCATTGGATAAATGGAAAGAAGCCATGGCTTTTTACAATAAGCCAGGAATGGAAGTACATCAGTTTGTACTGGGCTTAGCTTTCGGCTCTGTATTTACTAAGTTCACTTCAGTCAACGGTGCGTTACTGCACGTCTTTAGTCCTGATTCGGGTATCGGTAAAACTACTGCACTATATGCGGGGGCTAGTATTTGGGGAGACCCTAGGAAATTAGTCCTAAAAGAAGCCGATACTGCGGCATCTAAGATGAACCGTGCTGAGTTATATAACAATATCTTCCTGCCAATGGACGAAGTTACAAACTCTACGGCTAAGGAACTAAGCGACTTTGTGTATCAATACACGGCAGGCTCGCAAAGAAATCGTATGAGTGGATCGTCAAATCAAGAACGCACCCGTGGTGAAGAGCCTTGGCAACAGACTGGAGTAAGTACAGGTAACGTAAGTGTTATGGAAAAGGTTGGTACGTATAAAGCACTCCCAAAAGGAGAGGCGATGCGTATTCTTGAAGTAAGGGCTAAGCCTGTTCCAGGTCTTGATAAAATCGAAACCGACGAACTCAGCGAAAAGATTCTGAATAACTACGGTCATGCGGCTCTACCGTTCCTGCAGTATGTAATGAATGACATTGACGGTATCAAGGCTCTGTATAAGACAACACAACAGAAACTTGATAAAGCCTGTGGCTTTTCCCATGCGGACCGATTTCACTCCGTCTTAGTAGCGGATGGCATTATGGGTTTGATGGTGGCTAAGAAGGTTGGCTTGATTGACTACGACATTGGCACGGTAGTCAGATGGGTAAAACACGTAGTTGGTTTACTGCAGGAACAGGTCAAATCCATGGATGTTGATGCCGAGACCACCCTGACTAACTACCTTGCAGAACAATACAACAACGTACTCCGTATCAAGAGTACCGAGGACGCCCGCACAATAGGTAAAAACGATTTAGACCACTTGGTTATCCCCGATGCAACCCCACGTATCTCGTTAATAGCACGATACGAGTATGATATTAAGATGTTGTATCTATACATGAAGCCCCTGAAAGAATGGTGCATCAAACAACAAATCAACTACGAGGGATTTATTGACTCTTTGAAACGTGGCAGAACCAAAGCCAAGATTGATAAGAAGCGTATGGGTAAGGGTACTCGCATGAGTCTACCCGCCGCAGATGTACTGTGGGTTAACTGTGAAGGGTTCTTAAATGACGATAGAGAAGAAGAAATCGCCGCAGCAGCGCAACACAAGGCTACCCTTGAGGGTGATGAGGGAGGGGCAAGTCTGCCCTGACGGAGTGGTTATTGATATTAACTGGGGTGCTTTTGAGATAGGCACTTCAGTTTTTATTCCTGCAGTTAACTTAACAAGGTTAAACAAACAGATGCAAAAGGTTGCAAACAATAAGCAAATGCGAATCAAAGGCTTTGATCGGATCGAATCTGGAAAATTAGGGATGCGCTTTTGGCGGATTCTGTAATATACTTTCTAGGCAACTCTCCTGTTGCTAGTTCTCCAGACGTGAGGAACCCCTTGAATCCCCACCTAACCGTGGGGATTTTTTTTAATTACCGTATTCAGCCATGCTTGCTTTAACGTCTTCAATACGCTTCTTGTTATAGCGAACACCGTTAATCATTTCTTTGGTGGCACGTTCCTGCGCCTTAATAGAGCGATTAAGAATGTCGTTAATTGTGCCGCCATTGATGTCAAGTATGGGGTGCTTCTTGCCAACTTCAAGTAACTCTTCTTTAAAATCTTCCATACCTTCAAAGTCGCCTTCACGTTTGGCTATGTAGTATTTCTGTTTTAGCTTAGTTACTTTTTTACTAAGCAAGGTGTCAATTCCTTTTTCACGAGCGCTAATCTCAAGCTGGCGGCTGTAATCAGCAGGAGCAAAACCAAGCACTTGGGCTACAGAATTGTACAAACCTACATCACCCGTAATGGGATCACCTCGTAATGTTGTAGTGCCCTCGGTATAGTATCTAATACCTTTAAATATATTACCCACAGCCGAAGGCAATAATTCTTCAATGCCACGCATGGTATGCCCTTCAGATATTTTGTTATATCCACGCTCCATCCGATCTGCAACACCTATAACTGGGCCGCCGATTGCTTGCAATAACTGTTGGGTAAAAGTAGCTGTGCTATTTTTAGGTAGATCACGAACAATTAAGTCATTTAAAGTCATACGACTTGCAACCGCTAGGTTAGTAAAGTACTCAATCGATCCTTTGTACATAAAATCACCTAATGTTTTTTGAACGGCAGTATCAAAATCATCCTCGTCATCATCTGTAAATAAGTTATACAGTAGAGAAACTGCACCGTACATTGGGATACCCTGTGCACCAGCCATCAATGCAGACATACCGACGATTCCACCTAACTGCCTGAACGCTGCTTTTCTAATTTCTGGAGTCTCGCCTTTATATGCCTCTTTTGCTGCCTTAAACATCATGTAGTACATGGATATACCATAGCTCTTGTACATGTATAGTATTTTTCCAATCGAGCTTTGGGCGATACGTGGGGCAGCGGCAGCGGCAGTTCCGTTATTAAGCAGTTCTGTTACAGGAACGGCTTGACGAGCTGCATAGGCTTGTGTAGCTTCTGCTCTAGTTACGTTAGGAGCGCCATCTTCTTTTTCGGCGTTCATTTCTTCTTGTATAGAATCAATCTTAGCAATGTCTTCTTTGGTGGGCTTTTTGAGCCGTTCCATCTCTAAATTGTATGTTGCAAGCAGAGTAATTTCACGGTTCATACGCTCGCCATGGCGCATCATCCAGCCAGTTACAGCATTTATTTTGGGTAGAATTCCTGTATTCGTATCCCCAGTCATCATTTCGTACAGTTGAGAACGATTGAGCTGTCCGTATTTTTTCCATACTTTTACAGCAACTGCATATTCTTCACCAAGTTTTGAGTTTGGAGCGTAATTAGCAATAGACGGCATTACCCTTGTTCCAACGGTTTCATCTTTAGCACCCATAATTGGCGCTTGAATTCTGGTGCCGCTTCCTAAAAACAACTTAGTGGCATTCCCGATAGCTTTAGCTACTTGTGACTCAGGATAGTGTGCTTTCAGATACGGAGCAACAATCATTGGTATGTTAGCGCCGTTAACTACAGTAGAAGATACGTTTAGGCCCAGGGTATAGACGAACGCAACGGACGTTAAGATATTACCCACGTCACTTTTAACGGGATTTAAAACATAACTTCTACGTTTTTTGAACTCTTCTAGGTACTTTACTTGTAATTCGTTATCACGAGCAGGTATGTCTTTTTCTGCAACCTTACCAAATTCGTCAATGTTACCTTTACTTGTACCCTTGCTTATCCTATTAGTATAGGCTTCCATAGCGTCAACAATCCCACTTATCTTAGGATTAAACTTCATGTTGGCTATTTGATGCACGGTGCTACGCATTTTGGTTTCAAATACTGCAATAGCATCTTGTTTGTAACCAGCCGTACCTTTACGTTTTTGGAACGACTTTGCAAAGGCGGTTTCAGGTAGCGTAGCAATAAACAAACGCATTAACTCATCAGTTGCCGTGTCAAAACGTTTAGCAGCGGCATCATCTTTGGGTTTGTTTGTCTCTAAGATATTTAATACGCTGTTAATAAACGAACCTGATGGGGCGTCACGGTAATTAACTTTTTCAATACCTGAGTAAGTTTCGTATTTGACACCCATTTTTTCAAGTTCGTCCATACGTTCTTTACGCTCAAACGTACTTTTAAATGCTTGATTAGCCCTTTGAACCTGACCGTTTTTATCTTTATAGTTATACGCTAACCATTTATCACCTTCACGACCCAAAGAGAAATACGGCTCAATCATGCCTTGCTCAGCAAGTTTTTTCATGATGT